GCTGAGCTCGAGGAGCATCAGCTCGTTAGCCATCAGGATGTTATCGGAGGGGATGTGGCCCTGGATGACGCGGGGGTCGGCCATGGTGTAGGCGAATGCGCCCTGTCCGAACATCGCGCCGGCGCGGTCGGCGCCACCGTTCGCAGTGCCCACAGAATCGCTCTGAAAAATATCCACATTGAGCCAACGCCCACGATAGCCCGGACCCTTGCTGGCGAGCATCTCGGCGGTGGCGTCGATGAACTGAACCGCTCCGGCCTCAGCGCGGAGGCTGGAGAGCAGGTCGTTAATCTGGGTGGGGTGCAGGACTGCGGCGAAGGTCGGGCCGGACACGTTGGACGTGTTGAGCTGGTACATCGCGTCGTAGAAGTCGGAGACGCTGAGGTCGACGCCAGAGGTGCCGACGCTGTTGGTCAGGCCTGCGAAAAGGGCACAGAGCAGGTCGGTCATGGTGAGGCCGACGCCTGCGACGAGGTTGGCAGCGACGCGCTCAACGTCGATCACCGAGCCAGCGACGGGGACCAGGTCGGTAATGCTGTACTGCCGAGCGTACAGGGCGGGCGTGAGCGAGAACTTCAGGGTTCCGTACGCGCTGTCGGAGATGCCGGCGCCGGTCTCGGCCTGGGCGGCGAAGGCGCCGGGGATGGCATCCTTGGTCACGTCCAGGGTCTTGGAGCCGCTCGGGCTCCAGGGGATGCGGGACATCAGCGCGGTGAGGTCGGTCGGGTCGAACAGCTGCTCGACGACGAGGTCAGAGAGGACGGAGGCGACAAGGCCGCCGTTGGAGGTCAGGTCACCGGTAATGATCGGCATGGTGTGTATCCTTCGGGTTGGTTGGTCGCTGGCCCGCCCGTATCGCTGGGCTTGCGTGTCGAGCTATCGGGTCGACGACCGAAGGAGCCATGCACGGCGATTGTATCCGATTTGGAAACAATGCCGCACAAAATCACTTCACGATGCCCTGCTTGCGCAACAACTCCAGCGCAACCCGTCCAGCCTTGCGGCCATGCTTGGCGCGGAGATTGCTGTATGACTCGGCGGTCATCTGGCCAACTGGCGCCTTGGGCTGTGCCGCTCCCGCGTTGGGGTTGGCGGCTGGCTTGCGGCGCGCCTTGGGTGGTGCTGCGGCCTCGGCTGGCTTGTCCGCAGGCTTGTCCGCATCTGTGGAGAACCAGCGACCATACAGCGGGTCAGCCTTGAGCTCGTCGACGAAGGCACCGAAGACTGGCGCCTCTGCACCTTCGCCGAGGTCGGCGACCGCATCGCTGTACTCTCGACGGATGGCTCGGCGTCCTCGCTTGCTGGTGATGCCCAGCCCTGAGAGGTGCAGGTCTTGCTCGTGGTGGCTCTTGGTGCTGTTGAGCTCGCCCTGCAATCGGCCGACCTGCTCGGTGAGCGTCTTGTCGCGGGCCTCCCATGTGGCGCCCTGCTCCTTCCAGCTGTTCACCTCCTGGCGCAAGCGGTTGCGCTCCTCGGTGACTGCTCGCATGGACGCTTTGAGGGCGCTCATCTCCGTGTGCTCGGTCTGTTCTTCGCTCATCTTTGGGGCTCCTGCTGTCGAAGGATGCGACGAGCCCAGGACCGGCCAGCGTTGCCGCCCCACAGTCCCCAGGCTTGCGCCGCTTTGCTGGTCCGGTCGCGTCGCGCTTCGGCGCTGCCGGGTGATTTGCCATGGCGAGCAAAGAAGCTGACCATGCGCTTGATGGTGTCGAGGCTCACTTGCTGACGTGCGGCGAGCTGGGCGGCGCGACGAACGCCGACCGGTGTGCCGGCTCTCCTCGAGGGCGGCAGGCTGGCGCGGATGTCGAGCGCGCGCCTGGCTGCTCGAGCAACGGCCGCGGGTGGTCGGTATGACTCAGCCATTCTTTGGCCTCCGCGGGTGTCCCTTGGGTAGCAGGTCGTTATCGGTGGTGTACTTGCTGTTCCTCGGTCTGCCCTTGGCGAGCAGGTACAGGAACGCATTCACCCGAGCCATGGCCCACTGCTGCCGGCTGTTGACGCGCGGGCTGTGGCTCGTCGAGAACGCGCCAGCACCACGCCGATAGACCGCCTTGAGCCTCCCCAGCGTGGCACGCTTGCCGGCGCCGGGGTTCTCCTCGTTGTGTGCTGCAACCTTCCGCTTGAGGCTGTCTTCAGTCTCGGCGCTAATCTTGATGCCGCCTCGAGTGCTCGATGCGCTGCCGGCTTTGTTCTTGCTGCTGCCTCGTCGCTGCTCGCTGCGCTTGGCTTTGGTCCCCGATGCTGGAGCCTTCTTCTGCGCTGCCCTGCCCTGTAGCGTCGCCTTAGCCTTGGCACGCTTGGCGCTGCCCTCGTTGCCCGCTGTGTAGCGGTAGCGCTTGCCCTGCTTACCCCAGCGGTAGAACGGGCCGCGGCTGTCTTCTCCACGCTCGACGGGCATTACTCCTCCCCGTCTTCGATGTCGGGCTGGTCATCCTCGCCGCCGAGCTCGGCCACGATGGCCAGCAGCGCCTCGTCGAGAGCGGCACGATCCAGCGAGCCGGCCCGGATCATCTCGCGGGCTGCGCTGATTTCCATCAGGGCGCCGTCGATGTCGGCGTCGTCCTCCTCCTCGACCTCCAGCTCGCCGAGCGCATCGGCCAGCATGTTCTCGTGCTCCTTCTGCGCGACGAGGAAGGCCAGCGCGGCCTCGTCGCTGTCGAGTCCTGGATGGAGCTCGCGCACCATCGTCACGCGAGAGACCAAGCCGAGGCCGGCCTCCTTCTCCAAGTTCTCGATGAGCGTCTTGCGCTCGGTCTCGCTGAGTCCCATCTGGGCGTATTCGATGGTGTATGCGCGCTCATCGGTGGGCAGGGATGTGGCGCCGTAGGCATTGGCCAGCCTCGCCGCGGTGGCGAGCAGCTGCTGGTCGCCAAG